ACCTACGTTGCCGTATGTTCCCAACTGCCGTGCAAATGGCTTAGGGCTTGGCTAGTCCTAGACGCTTACGCGCTGGCTAGAAAGCGAATGATTACGGGCAACTGGTTAGGTCGCCACACTTGCACAATTGCACCCGATTGCTCGAGCCTGTCCAACCATGCGTTCTGTGTTTTGCGTACTACGCCTATGTCTGTTTTAAGTTCGGCGAAAACTAGCACACCCTTTGGGTTGACTAGCACAAGGTCGGGGAAACCGCTATCGCCTTGTATGTGTGTTGCCGAGTTTTTAAATTGGGCTTCAAGCATTGCCATTAGTGGCGTAATCCTTGTGTATTGTTCGCGCCCAAATTTGGTTAGACAAATGTTCGGTTGACCAACGCAAATGTTGCACTACTTTGTCTTTGCCAAGGTAATCAACTTGCATTGTTTGTAGTTCCTCAATTAAGCGAACCATGCGGGTCAAAAGGTCTACTTGTTGTGCTAAGTCCATTAGTCGCCTTTACTGCTAGGTAGTTTTTTCATTGCGTCAATTACTTGTGTGGCTTGATCGGGGCTAAGCACTTCGAGCGTTACCGCGTCGCTATTAAGCGTTACCGCGATGTAATCGTGAAGCGCTGCGTCGTCAAACCCCGCGCCTTTGGCAAGCGACTTAATAAAATACAACTGTTTTTGGCTTGCTATTCGACTGTGGCTAACTGCTGGTTTAGGTGCCGGCTGGGTGCCGTCTTGTCGCGCCTCAACCTCGTTACGGCTAGCAATTGCCTTTGACACACCAAAACCCATGTAACCCAACGCACGGCCTAACGCGCTAGTCATACCAACCATGAATTCACTGTTTTTTGTGTATGGCGTTTTGCCCGGGTAAGGCTCTGCTGCGGTAGCAATGCTTGGAATTGTGTCGGTTTCGTCGCGCCAAACGGTAACGGTGCAACGGTAAAACGTCGAGCCGTCGGGCATGGTCACAACTTCCGCGCTGGTCTCTTGAATACGCAAATTTGGGTGCTTTTTTAGGGCTTCGGCTAAACGTGTTGGTACGTCTACGTAATTGTCAATGTTAAAGGCCATGTGTCGGGTCTCTTTCGTGTCGGGTTAAATTGCTGCGGGCAAGGTATCCATTGGGTGTAACAAACTTTGCGGGGTCATAAAGCACGGTGCCGGCATATGTTCGGCCCAACGGGTCGGGTGCCATGTTTCGTACAACGTTTGCCAACCGCGCAACTCTATAACTCGGTCTACGGTGTCAAGTGTGGCTAAAACGTAGATCGCTGGTTTGTCGTTTTCATGTGTAAGCAAACAACCGTTACCCCGCAATGTGCTTCGAACCTCGTAACCGCCAACGTCGTAAGCGTTTTTGTTGTATTGGGTGTGGCCCCAATCTATGCGTAAATGTTTCGCTAACGCCATTTCACCAATACACCCAACTTTCATTGCTTTTAGGCTGTCCGGTGGCGTCAAACCGTAGTTGTGTTTTGCGCCTACGTTGCCAGCCCAATCAACGCGCAATTGCGCTACCGCATAGGCATAGTTAATTTCGTTTTGGGTTAACCGTATTTGCACCATGGTTAGCCGCCTAACGCTTCAATTGCCTCGCTGACGGTTTGCCAGCCTGTTGCGTCGCCGCTTAGGTCTAGGTCGGTTGCAATGCGCTTTAGTCGCGCTATTAAATCTGCATGTTTTGCTTTGTACGGTATGTGCGCTGGCCTGCAAATTTCATCTATAAGATCAAACACGGCCATTTGGTGCTTGGTTATTGCGTTTTGTGTCGGGTCTTGCATGTGTCGGGTTCCTTTGTTTAGTTTGCTGTTTTCCATGGTAGCCAACCGCTGTTACGCCAAATGGCAACCATGGCTCGAGTGTTCAATACCGGGTCAAATAAATCATCGCACGTTTCTACGATGCCTTTAGCCTGCAACCAGCCTGTAGGCCAATATTGGTTAGGTCGGCACCAATAGCCATTTATTTGGTAAATGGAATAACTGCCGCCATTTGTGTCATAAGAATTAAACGCATCACTTGTGCAACGGCTTTCGCGCACGGCGACGCGTAAGGCTGTTTCTAGTTCGCTCGGCGGTAATCCTGCTGCTAGGGCTAAAGTCGCAACCTGCGTGCATGTAGTGACCAATGCGGGCAATGTGGTGCTAGTAGTCGTGGTGGACGGTAAGACGGCTGGCGCAACCTGTGGGGTTGGCTCGGGGGCCTGTGGATTACTAAAGCCCAAAGCAACGGAAAGCACTACAACTAGGGCAATTACGCCTGTGGTTATCTTGTGGTTAAGTAGCAAGTTCATTTGTTGCGGCTTTCCATTTGGTAAGGGTTACCCCACGTGCCGGACGCTGGGCTTTTATATGCCATTTGCACGTGTAGGCAATCAAACGTTTTTGGGTCTCTGAATAGTTGCACCATAACTTGCTGCCCTGTTTCAAGGGTTGTTATGTAGCACTCGTAAATAAAGGTTTGTGGCTCGGTCATAAATTGGGCTTTCCGTCGGTACAAAAACCCTAGCCAACGATTGTTACGCGGTTGTGGATACCCCGAACGTGGCTTCAAATATGGCTTTTACGGCGTCGGGGTTATCGGCAAACGCTGGCGACAATTCGAGGTGCCACCAATCGCCACCGGGTGAACCTGAAACGGTTTTTGTTTCGTAAACTTTCCATGCTTGGCGATCGCAACGCCATGACGCGCCCCAAGGTTTTGGCCAGTAATCAATCACTATTTGTATGCCAAAAGCGTTTGCGTTTGCCAGCACTTTGTCAATAAAAACTTTAGAAACAGCGCGGCCTTCTTTAATGCCTTTGGTGTCCATTTTGCGGTAAGACAAATCCATAGCGCGGCCTGTTGCGTGTACTGACATTGTGCCGGGTTTACCTTTAATGTCGCGCTGGCCGTATGTTCCGTTGTTCCATAACGCGCCGTTTGAGTACTTTATTGCTTGGCGTACCCATTCCTCGGTGCCAGCACGTTTACCGTTTGCTGGGCCGTCGGTGTTGCCTATGTAATCTCGAGCGCCTACAACGTTAGGTTTGGCTTTAGCAATCATTATTCTGCTGGCGTTCCCGGCTTGCTTTTAAGTCCATTGGACGCAACAAGGCCGCTAAGTGTGCCAGTAAGAAAAACCAGCAACGTGCTTAAAAGGTCAATTAGTTGCGCGTCTGTTGGGGCCTGTTCCGTAGGTTGGTCGACAAATAAAATTCCGTATATAAATGCCATGACAGTAAACGAAAAACAAATAGCCATTAGACGGCCAACAAAAACTATTAACCCTGCATGTTGTTGTTCGGGTGTTTTATTCACATGCGGCCTTTGTAAAGCATTGGTACTCAATATTTGTTTTAGAAACTGTGCAACCACTACAACCCCAAACTACGACGGCAATTAAAAGCACGTACCCAATCATATAACGCCATTTCATGCAGGGTCGGGCAATGGCGGTAATGGCGCCGGGCCAACAAACTTATTTAAGGCTTCGTCGTAGCGGTAACCAATACCGGCAAAAATACCCCGGTAGTTTCCGTTAAAACTGGTGCGTAGGCAACGCATACCGAATTGCTCTCCGTAATAGGCTTCCCAATCGGTGCCGCCTACGGTTTCGTCGTTGCCACGAATAACGTCTACAACAATGTTTTCGTCGTTTACAAATGCGTAGTAAGCCATATTAAGACCTGATTGTGTCGCTTCCCGCTGTGAAGTTGTAAATGTGGTAACCGCCTGCCGTTGTAACGGTGTAGGTAAGCCCTGCACCAACGTCGCTTAAACGGTCAAACGCGCTCGAATATCGCAATACGACGACACCCGCGCCACCGTTTCCACCAATTCCAAAGTCGGCCAAATATCCTGAACCACCGCCACCGCCACCAAGGTTTACGGTTCCGCTTGTTGCTGTGCCCGACGTTGCACCTGCACCACCACCACCGGTACCACCTGCACCCGCTGTTGGGCTTCCTGATCGGCCGTCTGCACCACCACCACCACCGCCGGCATAAGTCACCGAAGCACCGCTAATGCTGTTTGCTGTTCCGTTACCGCCCGAACCCGCGTCGTCTGTTGAACCGTTATTACCTTGGATTGAAGCGCCACCACCGCCGCCGCCCGACAAAGAAACCGATGACGGGGCGCCTACGCCGTTGCCACCATAAAAACCTTGTGCCGGTGTAGTTGCAGGATTAGACCCGCCGCCAGTCGTTGCGCCTGAACTGTTTTTTAAACCACCGCCGCCGCCCGAACCACCGTCGGCACCGTTGCTATTGAACGCGCCACCTTGGCCGCCACCGGTACTTGTTAACGTCGCAAAAATACTGTCGTTGCCTTTAGTGCCTTGGTTGCCGCCAGTTCCACCCGAACCGCCCGCGCCAATTGTTACCGTGTAATTAGTTCCGGGCGTTACGCTGATCGTTGCCGTGCGATAACCGCCCGCGCCACCACCACCGCCATAAGAACCACCAGCGCCACCACCTGCAACAACTAGCGCTTCAATGCTTGTAGTTGGGTTTGCAGCGCCTACGCCTGCCAAAATTTGCATGGCTTATGCCGTCAAATTTCCTACTACTACCCATGTGTCGGTAGCAATTTTGCAACAAGTAGCAACCGCATATTGGGCATTTGTTTTAAGTTTGTTTCCTGCGCTTCGAAGCGTTACCCCGGCGCCAGCCGTAATTGTTACGACGCCGGCACCAAGTTGCATAATGTTTATTTGTGTGCCAATGCCATAATTAACGCTGCTAGACGGTGGAATAGTTAGCGCGATCGGACTTCCGTTGTCGCAAGTAATAAGTTTGCCGTCGTCGGCTAAAACCGTTGTATAGGTTGTGCCTGTTTGTGCGTTCAATGCAATCATTGCGGTCGCCACGTCGTCCATTTGTGCGGCGGTCAAAACCTGCCCAGCGGTAAAATCTTGTCTTGTTGCCATGCTTTTAGCCTAGATCAACCCAACACGTTTAGCGCGTCAATAATTCCAAATTGCGCGTTGTCAAGTATCAGTTCATAAACAATCGTAGTAGGGCTGGTAAATAGCAATACCCGGTGCCCGTTTAACGTGATCTCATGCTCGACGCCCTCGACGCTTAATTCTTGGGCAAGCGTGGTTGTGCTGTTGCCTGTAACAAATGTGCGTTCAATACTTACCGTGTCGCTAATGTCAACGACGGCTACGGTGTCGCGCTGGGTGTCTGTTAAGGCACCGAATACGGTTTCTACGCTGTTGTAGCGGGGTTCCGGGGTGCCGTTCAAAAGGTATGTTGCCGCTGCCGATACTTCGCTGTTGTCTAAAAGGCTGTTTGTAATGCTGTTTGTTTGCACAAAATAGGTTGCTTGGCTGGCGAAATCGTCGGCGGTTGCGTTGTGGCCGTCTAGGTTCTCTATGTAAACACGGTTAATTACCGCGTCGGCTTCAAATGTAATACCTAGCCCGTCGTACGGTACGCCTACGCCGTTGTCAACAAATGCCACCGCTGGAGCGCTAAGGGTTGTGCCCACACGTGGCGTAAAGGTCAACACCCCGTCACGTGCCACGTACAAACGGCCAAATTCTGCGGTTTGGTTTATTTGTAGCAAATACCCTAAAACGTTAGTGCCAGCGGGAACGGTAAACGCTGCGTTGTGGCCTAGGTCTACGGTGCCAACGTCAATGCTTCGAGCGGCACCCGTTGGGTAGTCCACTTCGGGTAAGTCTAAAACGGTTTCTATGCGTTCGCCTGATGTTTCAACGGCAACGTTTAATTCGTTCATAAACGTTTGGCTAAGCAAATAAAAGTTGTCGCTACAAAACACGGTCACGGTGTCTATTCCGTCTAAAGCAAAGTTGTAGTTGTAGTTGACAACTTTTCCGCGGTACAAGTATTCGGGGTTGTCGTTGTCGTCGTAGCGGATTAGTTCAACGGCTCGCAATGGGGCAAGGCCCGGCAATGCGTCGGGTTGGTTATAAAACGGCCCGGTATCGTCGAATGGGTTAAAAATGCTGTCTACGTCGTTAATTGTAAATGTCATGGTGCCAGCACCGAATTGGTCGCCAACGTCGCGCCTACCGCGTTTAATGCTTATTTGAGTGGCGCTGTCTGTTATGTCTGCAAAGTCGCTACCCGGGCCTAATGGAAACGTGCCGTCTAATAAACCTTTTAGGTCGCTGTCAAGGGTAAAACTGTTTACGTCGTAGCCCGTGTCAACTAATAGGGAATAGTTGCCGGCTTGGGCAATTGCGGTACCGGGCATTAAAACCTGCCCGATATTGGTATTTCTAGCGGGCCTGTTTGCCGCGCATATGCTTTCATGCTGTTAGTCACTACCTTGCCAATTTCGGCGCTTGTCGCTAGCCCGCCGTTAACGTTTACCGTTACTGGCGCGCCACCTGTCCGTGCTGCTTTGGCTTGGTTAACGCTGGCAATGCTCGAAGCGGTAGGTGCTGGGGTAGCAATTGTTTGCCCTGCCGTAATTTGCGTAAAGGCAATTTCGGTTTGCGCTTGCTCTAACAAGTTTTCTAGGCGCTTTGTCGTTAATTTTGGGTTGGCCAAAATCTTTTCGTATTTCGCTAGGACGCTTTCTAAGCCCGCAACTAGGGCCTTGCCTTGGTCTACACCTGCTTGGTAGAAACGGCTTGCCGTATCAAGGCCTAACCTGTTTGCGACGCCTTTAACGGTCGCTACCAACTCGTTTACACCGCCCGGGCCTGTAATTGCTTCTTGCCCACCTGCGACCAATTCACCCGAAATTGCCGCGCCCGCTTCGGCGCCAGCGTCCAAAACAGATTGCAACGCGTCTTGGCTAAGTCCACGTTGTAACAACAATTCTACGTTGCGCGCATACTCTTGGACGCCTGCTACTTGGTCGCGCAACCCTGCCAAAAACCCGGCGCCTGTTTCGTCGCCTGCTTCTTTAGCGTCAGTAAAACTAAACGCTTGGCTAATGCCGTCGGCTACTGATTGCCCAAAGTCTGCAAATGCTTCTTGGGCGTCGGTTAACTGCTCTTTGGCGTCCTCAAGCGCGTCGGTTAATTTGTCGCTAATAACGTCGTAAAGTTCGTTAATTGCTTTAGACGCGCCACCCGTTTTTACCTCGGTGTCTTTAAGGCTTTTATTAAATTCGTGTGCAGCGTCCACGCCTCGAATATGTGCGGCCGTAGATCGCTTCAAATTTTCGTTGTAGGCGCCAGTAACCTTTTCGGCTTCCACGGTATTAGAAACAAGGTTTACTAATTCGTAAGCAAACACGGCAACACGGCTAGACGCTTTAAAGGCTTCGGTTGCGATCATGCCCAAACCTTGACCAATAATGTTAAAAGTCTTAGGGTTACGGCGCACCCAATCGCTAATGTTAAGCAACGATTGCGTAAAGTCTTCCATTAACGGCAACAACTTTTGCCCTAGTTGTGCCTGTATGTTTGCAAACTCGGCACTTAACGTACGTTGGCTATTTGCTAGGCCGTCGCTGGTTCGTAAAAAGTCGCCTTGGGCGTCGGTTGTCTGTTTGTAAATAGCGGCTTGCGCGGCCAAAATCTTTTGTTGTGCGGTCAACGCACCCTTGCCGTCGTAAATGCCAAGGTTTAACGCCTCTTGTTTTAGTGTCGCGTCATTGAGCAAAACACCAAAACGGCGCAACGGTTCGGCTTCGCCACGTAACGCGGCACCAATGGCCTGTACGGCTTCCTCGGGGCTTGTGTTATTGAACGAAGCAAGATCAGTTGCTAAAGCCGTAAAGTCGTTGCTGAATGTGGCTAGGTCTTGCCCACCTAACCCGGCTGCTTTACCGAACGTACCGAAAGCCCCGGCAGCGTCCAAAACAGATTGCTTCGACTGACCAAGGTTACGGGCCGCGCTCGCTGCAAACTTTTCTACCTCGCTAGCACCCTTGCCAAAAATAACGTTTACTTTTGACATGCTTTCTTGCAGGTTTGACGCCGCGGTAATAGCCGGGCCAATAACACTCTTTACCGTGGCAAATGCAATAGACAACCCGCCAGCCGCGCCAGCAACGGCTTGCGCGCTAGTACCAAACTTTTTTAGTTGTTTGTCGGCAGCCTGAATACCAGTATTAACAAACGACGTAATAATCGGTATGTTAATTGCCATTATTTAACCCTCTGCTTTAGTTGCG